CCGCCGGCAGCGTGGCCGCCAGCAAAGCCTGGATGGCATTGTTGGCCGCGGCTCCCAGCAGGCAATTGCGGTGCGTGGTCGTCAACGTTCCGGTGGTGGCCGCCGCGTTGATATTCGTGTTGGCCGCAAGCCACACCGCAGCCGCAGCCGCATTGGCGACGGCAAACGCCGCGGACGCATACCAGATGATGCCGTTCTTCCCGCTGCCAGCCGGGTTGTAGAGCGTCAAAGCCGGGGTGGTCGCGCTCAACCCGGCTTGCGTCTGGATGCCTGCCGGGTTTGCCACGCAATAGCAGTTGCCACGCAACACGGCTTCCTGGAAGCGTCCCGAGATCGGAGCGGTCAACCAGCCGCCAGAGCGGTTCATGCGAGCCGCGTGGGACTGTCCGGCCGCGGTCCCGGTAACCGGGCCGATCGTACCTTGAAGTTGAGTCATATCCATGAGAGTGATCCTTTCTTATCCGAGTTTGGTTAGGTCGCCACCGGGTCGAGAACGCCCTGAACGTCGCCGAGATCGCTGCTGTAGTTCTCGCCGAGAACACAGAGCACGCCGACGCTAATATTGGTCGTCACGTCGCCAGCCAGGGCAGCCCCTACGATGTTGCGGGCGATAACTCCAGTCGAACCGGCACCCAGCAGGATGCACTGGTCGGCGTCCGTGTCGATGTTTTTGATGTAGTTGTTTTCGATCAGGATGTTGGTGGCAACGCCAGCCCCGCCGATCGCCGTGGTCTCGAAGAATCCGATGATCAGATTGTTTCGGATGACAACACGATCCTGGGCCGCCCCCAGTGAAATGGCGAACGTGTTGGACGTGTCGTAACCGATGAACGTGCAGCCTTCGACAATCAGCAGGTCGCAGGTATTTGCTCCGCTGTCGTCGATGCAAATCAGGAAGTTTTCGTTGGCCGTATTCTGTGTGAAATCGCACCGGCGAATTTCCACACCATCCGCGGCCAACTGAATCCCAACAGCGATGTCGGAATGCCCGGCCTTGAAGTGAATGTTTTCGATGACGGTATCGGCCCCGGTCACGGAAACGTAGGTATCGGCGAATCCGTCCACGAGGATTGCGGGCTTCTTTGATCGTCCACCCAGGCCGATGTGCTTGGCTCCGGCGAGGCTCAGTGTGATCGCCGCGGCCCCGGTAATGCCGATCGTCTCGGTATGCCCAGGCATCAGGTAGCACGTGTCGCCAGCGGCCATCTGGGTCACGGCGTAGGCCCACGTCAGAAACGGTGCGTCGGGGTTGCGGCCGTATCCAGCACTGTCGGCCCCGTTCGACGTGTTGGTTGAGTCCACCCAGAAGATATTCCCGGTCGGAAACGTCTCGCGGTCAACGATCGAGAACAGGCCGCCCGGTTGGTGACGGCCAAACAGTTTGGTATCCATCTCTCGGTTCCCCTTTCAAGGGTTGACGATTGTTAGCGATGGTAGAGTTCAGAAAAACCGCCCGGCTGGATCGCTCCAACCGGACGGCTCACGAAAGGGACAACGAATCAGGCAATCGTTGTTGACGGTGTCAACGCGTCGTACTTGAACAGCGGCTCGTCTAGGATGTAGACAACCACGCATTCGTCGGCAGCGTTCTGGAGAGTCAGCCGCCCGGCAATGTGCGTGAAGTTGTACCCGGCCGCCTTGCCGACTTGGTTGACTTCCTCAGCGGTGCATTCAAGCATCGCCCAGTCGCCAACCGCGTCGGCGGCAATCGTGCCGCTGGTCTTGATCTGTGTGGCGTTGGTACCAGTGGCATCCTCAGCCGCAATGATCTCAAACAGCGTGATCCCGCTGCCGGTCAACGCCGACGCCATCGCGCACGCCTGGAACGAACCATAACCCTTGAACGCCTCGTAACGTTTCGTGGTCCCGGCGTCGGGGCTCACAACCAACGCCGTGTTGGCATTGGGGTCGTGGTCCCACATCAAAATTTTCCGACGGCACGCAAGCCTGTCGGTCGCTACAGAACTGGCCATTGTAGGGCCTCCTTGGTGAGTAAGTGAACCGACAGACTACGCACGGGCCGCAACGCGGACGAACGGGGAAAGCGTGTTGGCGGACTTCTTCGGCGTAAGAGCCGAACGCCACCACGGAGCCCCACCGCAACGCATGGTGAACCGGAAGGCACGCTCGTTCTCGACGAACCGAACATGGATGCTTTCCGCCATCTGCATGGGCTGGTAGATGCCCTCCAGGAACTCGGACCAGACGCAAAGCAGGATGTCGCCGGCGTCGCCCACGGTCCCGCAATGCTCGCACGGGTAAGCCGGGCGTCCAAGGAACATGTCAGGTTCGCCTTCGCGGGCGGAAGTCTGCCAGGCCAAGACGCCCGACGTGCCGACGGGGATCGTCATCTGCATGAGGGTCGGGAGACAGTCCTGGTTGTAATGCCAGACAGCCCGGCCATAGTTCCAGCAACGGGCACGCATCTTGATAACGTTGTTGTAGACGATCGTGTCCGCCGTCTGCCCGGTTTCCTTGGTCACGGAAATCAGCGAACCGCTGTTGTTGATTCCCATGTACTCGCCGACGCCGGTTCCCTCGATCCGCTCGCCGATCAAATGCCAAACGAACTGGTCGTTAAAACCCTGTTCGAGCATCGACACGAAGCTCTGCGGCGAGTCCGCCAGCAACTCTTCCGTCGCGTAGGCCAGCCCGTACAAACTGTCCGCTCGCAACGTGACCTGCTCAAACGCCATGCGGGTCGGCGTCTGGCTTTGCGTTTCCGCACGGCGGGAAACGGTCAGGCCGCCGCTGACGCTGGTCGTGTGATCCTTGTCCACCCGAGCGTTGAAGGTGACCACAGGGGAGTTCATCACAACCCTGGTGGTCGCGATTCCCGCGTCGCCCATGTCGGTCGTCAGGCTCAGCATGTTGGGTGCGAAGCCCGCGGGAACGAGAAAGCCGCCGTAGGGATCGGAGTAGACGCCCTGCTCATCGCTGCCGGCCGTGGCGAGAAATCGCGTCCGGCTTCCGCTCAGATAGTGCAGGCGAGGGTCGTTCACCTGCCCGCGGCGGGCCGCGTTCATGGCCGCCATGAGGAATTCGGTATGCGTCTTGAAACCCTTATTGGGATCGGCGACGAAATCCGGTTCCTTGACTTTGATCCGCGTCGGCTCTTGCAGGTCAAGAGCACGCTCGGGGGCCTTGGCTTCCGCACGGGCGTCTGCCAGCACGGCTTCCAGTCGGTTGATGCGGGTGTCGAGTTCCGTCACCTCAGCCTTGTAGGTGTCGAAACTTTCTTGTTCCGCGTCGGTCAGATCGCGGTCTTCTTTCTCGGCCGCGTCAACCAAAGAACGCATGGACGCTTTGATAACGTCCCGCTTGTCGCTCAGTTTACGAACGTTGGGGTTCAATGGAAAACCCTCCATGTCATGTGGGAATCGCTTTCGCGGCTCCCGTATGACGTGGAGGGTCGAATGCAGTCAGTTAAGTTTTTCCGCTTGCAAGCCGGCCCGCATTGCGTGACCGATTCGCGTATGGTGGTAATTTATCTCTTTGCCGTTGGCATTGTCAACATGAGCTAAGAATTTTTCTGTACTACTTTGCCGTGCTCCACCTCAGTTCCGTCCGGCAGCATGTAGCCCGTGGGAACTTCGGTCAACCGGCTGCGATGGACAACGGCCCCTTTGATCGGCACGATACGCGGAACAGTCTTTCCCTTGCCTGTGTGCCTCAAGCCGAAATGCGGCCGGCGGTAATGCGGGCAGACCTCGTAATCGGCCCCAATGTTCCAGCCGACAACGCCACGGCGGCGGGCGCGGTCAACTGCCCGCTGCTTCCATGCTTCATCTTTCTCGGATTCGTAGCGGTCGCGGTCGGACGAAAGAACGTCGGGGGTGATGATACTTGGATCGTCGGCGAGAAGGTGGCAGGTCAAAGCAATCTTTGTCACCATTCTAATTGCGCAACCAAACAAGTCTGCAACTCCATCATGCACATCGTTTGAGTTGCTAATTCCATGCGATTTTTCTTTTTCTGCTATCGTTTCTCTCCATAGACGCAAAGCCGCCGCTATCGATTCCTCATACGTTCGCTTGTCTGTCAGATCAAACCAAAACGCATTATGGTATTCAATATGTACGCTTCCCCAGTCTTGTTGTGCAAACATGATAAGCCATCGGTTGTCAACCTCAGTCAAAACCGTTCGCGTCTTGACTCCGCATGCAGACGGCTCGTTTCCTGCCGCAAACCTGATTAGGACAACTCGACTAGCCAATGACATTGTGCTAATCGAAATATCAAGATTGATCTTTTGCAGAGCGTCAGTGATGCAAGGGTATACTTTGTAATATGGCCTAGATTCCTGAATCCACCTTGATTCAGTGGCATCAAGAACGTGCATTGCATTGTGGTCCGAAGTTCGCAACCCAATAGCGTGCTCGTGAAACTTCATCTTCCGATACTCCAATCGGCTCCGAAAGAAAGACGGGCAAGCGGCCGGAGTGTACCGCGGTTCGGTTGCAAGCCTAGCCCGTCGTTGGTTCAGATCTCCAAAAAGCGTTTCGCGTGTGCCAGCCGCCGCTTGACCTTCGGCCGGTCGCTCAGCAGCCGCTCTACCACGCCCTCGAATGATTCCACGCGGTCAACCATTCCGGCCCGCTTGGCAGAGTCCGCATCAAGCATCCGGCCCTGCCCGTAGTCGCTGCGAACCACGGACAGAGCGATACCGCGGTTCGCAGCAACGGCTTCCTCGAACATCCGGCCGTAGCGATCCACCCGCTGCTGGATCTCCGCCGCGGCTTCATCGCTCAGCGGCTCGTCCGGATTGCCCTCGGTTTTGTACTTGCCGTAGGAAATGTACCGCGGCTTGACGCCCATCGTCTCGTTCAGTGCGGATTGATCGCAGTGGACGCAATAGGCCCCGATGCTGCCGACGTTGCCGCTTGGCGTCACCACGATCTCGCTCGCAGCCGATGCCAGCCAGTAGGCAGCCGATGCCGCTTCGGCGTTGGCGACGGCGACAATGGGCTTGCGGTCCCTGCCAGCTTGAATCTTGTGGGCCAGCTCGGGAACGCCGTACACCGTGCCGCCGGGGCTGTCGATGTCCAAGACGATCGTACCCACCGCTTCGTTTTCCAGCAGGGAATCGAACTGCCGGCCGATCTGGTCAGCCGATGCCGTCCCGCTCGCCTCGGTGAACATGTTGCCACGCTGGACAATGCTCCCAAGAATCGGGATAACTCCGATGGCCTTGGGTGCTTTGCTGCAGGCCTTGACGGTCCCGGCCGCCACCCCCTCCAATCGCGTCTGTCGCTTGTCCTGGTTGTCCTGTGCTAACGCTCGCAGCGTGTCGGCAGACGACTGGATGCCGGCCGCCCGGTTCTCCAGCAGGGCCATGATGCTGTCCAGCTTGTCCGGCCGAATTAACCAAACCGACGTTCTGGCCTCAGTCAAGATGCGGTCGTACATAGCGCCTCTCCTATTGTTGCGGCCAGTCGTCCGGCCTTGGTAGCTTCCCAGTCCTTCAGCACGTCTGCCGGTTCCCGGCTGGCGAACTCCTGCACCGTCGCGGAACAGTACTCCGCAGCCCACGCCGACGTATCGAGCGGCGATGCGGAAGCGGCAACCAGCGGGGCTACCGCCTTTGCGGCGTAGTCCCGATGCGACTCGAACCATGTCACGGCCCATGCAAAGTAGGCAGCCGGGTCGCTGCTGGCCTTGGCGATGCGAGCGTTCAATCCGACGATTTCCCGTCCCACGATTCGCATCGCAACGTCGGCAATCAGCGGTCCAATGTCGATGGCGGGCCGCTGTGCAATCGGCTTCGGCGTATCGGCAAACGTCCGCACATCAGGAGCCAGCCGCGCGGCCTCTTCATCGTCATCGTCCGGCTCGGGATCGTCCTCTGGGTCAGGATCGGGCCGTCGTGGCGGTTGTGCCTGCCCGCTCGCCGGGGCCATGTTCAGCGGGGTTCGCAACTCGTCACCGCCAGGTAGCGGGTCCATGTTTTCCCGAATCCTGACCTCGTTCGGCGTGACAAAGCCGGCTTGCAGGCCCACGTTGTACGCCGCGTACCGGCTCCCCAAGTCACCGCGGACGATGGCGTCTCGCAAGAACTCGGCAAAGTGATCGTCGCCCAACCACGGCTGCAACTCCTGCTCAATTCGCACGAGGTACGGATTAAGGTGAATTGTCAGGAACTCTAAGCCCTGGTGTTCGATGTTGGAGAATGTCGCCCTGTCCAGAAGGAAAACCAAGTGCGGAGGGACACCGAGAAACTGACAAAGCTCGTAAGCCGAAAACTTGCGAGACTCCAGGAATTGAGCGTCGTCGTTGCTCATCCCCAGCGTCTTGATGTCCATGTCATCTTCCAAGATAGGCGGCTCAAACGTGCGGGCGTCCCCGTGCAAGTCCCGCCATCCTTCCCGGAAGTTTTTCTTTCCTTCTGCCCCGAGCCGCTTGCTCGTCTTGAGATAATACTTGATGAATCCGCCACCGCCGAACAGCGAAGCGGCGTAGCCGGCCTGGGCCTGAGCCAGGCCAAGCGTCTCCCGAGCGTAGGACAGCGGAGACATTCCGGTCAGCCCGTCGCCGGTCAGCAGTTTGACGTGCAGGATCTCGTCCTGGTTGTACTCTTTGGAAATCCCGTCCGAGTACCGGTATTTGTACGTCACGTACCCCAGCCGGTCCTGTTTCGGAATTTCCATCCGGTCGGGATTCAATGGGACCAACGACGGCGACAACCGGCCGGATTGCGGCGTCGCGTCGTCGATGCGAGCGTAGAAGTTGCCGCGTAGCAACAGGTGGCCAATCATCATCGACTTGAACGTGATCGGCGTCTGCCATGCGTTGGGGCTCTTGTGCAGCGTGTCGTACCACGGGTGTTTGCTGTCCCGCTTTTTTCGTTCATCGTCCTCGCGCCGGTAAACGTGGATCGGCATCGCACCCACGGTATCGGACAGCACGCGGACGCACGCCCACCAAGTACTGACCGCCATCGCGGTTGAATCGCTTACGGACACCCCGGATGCCACGGGCTGCGCGGTCGGAGAGTACCAGAAGTCGGACAGCGGCCCGCGGTCAGACGCGGCTCGAAAGACAGAGCGGATAGCCTGTGCAAGCATAGTCTCACCTCAATGAAAGAAGGATACCCGCCACGCCGAACAAGACGCCGCCGACAATCAGCCCGACCCGCCAGTCGATAGCCGCGGCGCCGCTGATTGTAGCCGTCAGTCCAAGGTAAAGAAACGCGTCTGCAAGTTTCATTCGCTCCCCACGTAGAATGGCTTTTCCGTCGCGTAAACGCTCGTCCCCTGGTCCTGCCCCATGACACCCATCGCCATCACCGCGGCCACGATTCCGTCGATGCGTTCTGTGCTTTTTGACTTGGAAGGCTTGATGTTCCCGGCCGCGTCCGTCTCGACCACGACATTGCTCGCCATCCACCGCAGTATCGGGTTGCCTTGGTGGTTGATCTCGCCGTTGATAACGGCTCCCTCGAATGCTTTCGCCGGGGAACTCATGGACGCGTATCCCTGCCCAAATGCTACCACGTCAAGCCCGTCGTCCGCCAGTTCCGTTGCGAGTTGCGTTGCGTTCCAGCGGTCAATAGCCAGCTTGCGGAATTGATACTTGCGGGACAGGTCCATAATCTCCTGCCGGATGAATCCGTAGTCAATGCTCTCCCCCGGCGTGGCAATCAACCAGCCGTCTTTGACCCACTGCTGGTAAGGCACCCGGTCCCGATGCGAACGTTTGCGGATTCCCTCTTCCGGGCACCAGAAGCGGCATTCTAAGACGATCTCATCTTCCACGCGGAACGCCATCACCAGTGCGGAAAGGTCCGTCACCGTTGACAGGTCCAGCCCCGCCGAGCAATCCAGCCCGGCAAGATCCACCGTCCGGTTGCTGCACCGCTGCCATGCGTCCGAGCCAAACCATCGCACGCTCGCCTCGGTCCACTGGTTCAGGTACAAATTGCGGAACGTGTTCTCGTATTGGGCTGTCTCTTTCGCTCGGCTGCATTCCTCCCGCAGGAAGTCCAGCGACACGGACGTTCCCAGGTTCGGATTGACAGCGTGCCAGACAGCCTCGTCAGTCCAATCAGCTCCCTCGGGTAGTTCGTAAATCATCGGCAGGAAATGCGGATCTCGCAGCACGCCGTCACGGACTTTGCGGGCGTAGTCCCACACCTCCCAGCAGATGCTATGGCGGTCATGGCCAGCGGTTGTGATCGACACGAACAACGGTTGACTTCGCGCCCCCTGCCCGGTCTTCAGCACGTCGTAAAGGTCCCGGTTGGGCTGCGTATGCAGTTCGTCAAAGACGACGCACGAAGGGTTGAATCCATGCGACGTGGCCGCCTCCGCGGGGATGGCGCGGTACAGGCCGTGCTTGTCGGCGTATAAGATCCGCTTCGTGGACGAGATAACCTTCAGCCGCTTGGCGAGCAACGGCTGCTTGCGCACCATCTCGGAGGCTGGGTCGAACGTCAGGGTCGCCTGGTCACGGCTCCCGGCTGCCGAATAAACTTCGGGCCCCGGCTCTGGAGAACAGGCCAACTCATGCAGGGCGATGCCGGCGCAAAGCGTGGTCTTGCCATTCTTCCGTGGGACAGCAAGGAAAGCCTCTCGGTAACGCCTGGTGCCGTCCTGCCGTTTCCAGCCGTACAAGGTGGCTACAAAGTCCCGTTGCCACCGAGCGAGCGATAGCGGCCCCGTGAAGCCCTTGACGTGGCACAAGCAACTCGGAAAGAACTCGACGGCATCGGCCGCGGCGACCCCATCCCAGCGGAATCCGTCGGCGTCCCGGTTCGGATCGTAGCCGTTTAGGTCTTTCGGTGGCTTTGCGATTCGCTTAACCAAAGTATCTGGACTCCATTTCCTCTTCTGTTTTACGCGGCTGAACCGCCAGTCCTGCCCTGGCGGAAGGCGTCAGGCCGTATTCCTGTTCGATCCGCAGCAGAATCGGAGCCAACTTACAGAGTTTGTGAACGTCACCAAACCCGCGGGCCTCGGTCCACTGGCTGGTAAGGTGGCAATATCGCTCGATTGCGGCCCCGTCCGTAGCGTGTAGCGTGCCGATCTGGTCAAGGGAATCTGTCACCCGGTCCCACAACGCGGACTCGGAAGCGGTTAGCGTGGCCGGCTTCTGCGGGCAGCCTCGTGGCGCGGCAGGTTCCGTTTTCGCCCTGGAGACCGCCCGATGCGATCCTCGGATCGCAAGTACTGGCGTCGGCGTCTTGCGTGGCCCCCTCTTTCCCATTGGATTTATCTATCCTCTATATTGGAAAACCTGGAAATTGTTGCGGACGGG